ACACACTTGGGATATTTTCTTTTTGATCCTGTTGTGGACTTTCTTCCACACTTTTTAAATCCACCGCCTTTTTTGGGTGAGCCTATGTCTACCCAGTCTTCTTTAAACCACCGCCTTAATCCGCCTGCTGGTTTAGCCATTTACTTGCCTCTTTGTGACATAGCTCGTTTCTTTGCAGGCTTGTTCAAATCTCCGTAATGAAAAACAGGCTTGCTTGTTTTTGTATGATTTTTATTGGTATGTAATTTACCATTAGGCATTTTATGATAAGAGCCATTCCAGACCGTGCCATCTTTCAAGTAATGTTTAGAATTCATGCCCATAATTTAACCTCTCATCTTAGTTTTCTTTCTGCGATTATTCATAACCGCACCACAACCACGGGCAATAAAACTTTTAACGCCCGCACCTTTCTTAACTGTGCCTCCCTCAAACATAAAACCCATCTCGTTGCGTACTTGTTTTGGTAACTTGGGTAACCCCTTGTTGCCTTTGGGTATTTCTTTTAAGCTTTTTTCCATAATGCCTCCGTTGGCTTTGTATTGACCGCCCATTTTTTTATATTCTTTAACCATGTAGGCATTTGCATAAGCTGATGGATAAACATCAAACTTAGCTTTTGCTTTGGATTTAGCCTTACTATAAAGGCTAGGATTTTTTACGTTGTCTGGTATAGCCATTAGCATTTCCACCTTTTTCTTGCTTGCCTAATTCTTGAATTAGGGTCGTTTCTTGTTTTAGCAGAGCTTTTCTTTAGTTGACCTAAAGACCTTGCACAATAAGACTTTCTTCTTTTTGCGGCTTTGCTTCCTTTTTTAACTTTGCCTGTTACAGCCGTCTTTAACTTAGAGCCGGGATTAGCTTTGCGATAAGCGGCTACACCCTTTTTAGTCATTCCTGCTCCACTTTTTGTCGAGCGATAGTTGGCACCTTTGCCTTTAGTTGTTTTTGATATGGGCTTTGACTTTACTTTTGTTGCCATGTCTAAAAGAGTAGCAATGCCGAAACATTGCTACATAAAATACTAGCCATAGTTTTTAATAAGCGTTAACACTATTACATACGAATCGCCACTTGAGTGACCAGTCGTAGTAAGGTTGATGTCGCCAGTTTTACCAGTCCCTGCTATATTTACTATCCCACTGAACTCTGTAAAATCTTCTGAGTCTGCATAGTTTGCATTTAAGTCCCAGCAAATAGCGTCAGTTGTTGCATCCCATAAAAGTTTTACACTCATGCCAAAAGTTGAGTAACAAATTTTTGCAAGGCGTACTCCTGTACATGCTTGCCCGTTGCTACTAGGATTTAAAGCACTAACATCTACTTTGGTAACCGCTGCTTCGCCTGTACCATCTGATGTATTAGTAAGTTGGATTACAGTCACCCTATCGCTATCTACTAAAGTTGTTGAAGTTACTGCGTCTGCCATAAATTACTCCTTAAGAAGCTACATCGTAGCCGATTATCTCTATCATAAAACGACCAGCAGTGTAAGCAGCATCGCCTGTACCTTGACTTACTAAGTACAAGTATTGATCAGCAACGATATCGCCACCAGCAACCATTGTACCCGCAGATGCAGTACCAGCGTTGATGACTTGAGTTTCTGTTAAAGCTCCGATTCCTGTGTCGTTAACACCTGTACCTTCTGTAGCTGAGTATAGGTCTATATCTGCACTTCCTCCAGCTGGAGTTTCTACACATGTCATTTTCACACCAAAAACAACACCTTGGTTAGCTGTTGTAACCTGTGCTATATATGCAACACCTGCACCGTCTTTACCGATAATATCACCTGCTGTTCCACCATCTTTTAACCCCGTTAGGTCAATCATAATAGTAGATTTTACAATGTTTACATTAGTGTCAACATCACTTTTTAGTCTCTCGACTTGAGTAATGTATACTGCTGCTGTGCCTTCAATACCAGCACTTGCTACAGCCTCGACTGCAATTTCAGAACCACTAGTTACAGTAATTACACCAGTAGTAGCGTTTTCTGATATAGTTTGAAAACCATTTTTTGAGCGGACTGGTCCGCTAAAAGTTGAATTTGCCATAATTTCCTCCTAGGAAATAAGTTCTATTGTCTCGGCTTGTCTGCTAGGTCAGTCGATAGAACAAGTTAATAATTCCTAGTCTTTTGATTGTATATCAGTTTAATAAAAAAATCCAAAAAAAGGGAGCCGAAGCTCCCTTTATGGTTCTTAAGAAACTTAAGCTCCTTGTGATCCGAAAACACCACGCCAGTTAGAGACACCAAATGAGTATCTTTCTCTAGCTCTGTATCTAATGTTACCTGTTGAGAATTCAGGTTCCATTGTGGTTTCCATTCCTGTTCTTTGGAACATTTTTAAACCTTCACCGTCAGCGTTTACTGAAGTCATAATGAAATATGCGTCAGGATCGTTGAGGTAATGGTTAACTGAAAAACCGTTTGGTACAGATGATTGATTTCTAATTGAGTTGATGTCGTTATCAGAAGTTCCTACTCTACCCGGAGTATTTAATAGCCTATCAGCTACAAATGTGAGTTGAGGTGGAACAATCAATTTATCAGGTCTTACTGCAATAGTAAGATTTCTGTCATCAACAAAAGTTGAGATATCAATTATGTTATCTTCCAAAGAAGTTTCGTTCAAGTCAGCCATTGTTGTTGCTCTGTTAGCAGCTGAACCACCACCCGCAAGCGGATGAGCAGTAGAAATCAATGTTTGACCATCGCCAATAGTGAAATTAGCATCAAACGCATTGTTTAATACATTAGCACCTTTTACTTCTTTAGTGTGTTGCATGGATCGAGCCAAGGCTTTTGTATACCTTCTGCCTAATTGGTCATACAAGTTATCTTCGATTGCTTCTTCAGTTAATGCAAAAGCAAGAGCCACAGTTTCGTGTGTATATCTTGCAGTATAGCCTTCTGAAGCATTATCAAAGTTAACGCCTGCACCCTCTTCCTTGACAGGAGCAGCACCAAATCCAACAACTAGTACCTCTTCTTCAAAGGCTCTTTCAGAGTCTTCAACAGAATAGAGTTCTTGATACTCGCTATTGTATTCGTCATATTCTAGTCCAAATAAAGCATTTAGACCCGGTTCTAGTTCTTTCGCAAGTTGCGATCTACTTATAGCCATTTGTCACCTACCTTATGCTAGACCTGCGGATTTAACGCCACAGATATGATTTTGAATTACGCATAATACGTTAGTATTAGCACTTGATACATCTTCGTTGTCAGGGTCTTGAGAAATGTCAATAGCCTTCAAAGGAAGAGTTGTTGCAGTCGCACCTGTGGTGACATCTAGTTCTAGTCCAGAAATACCTGTATAGGTGCTTCCTGAGTTAGTGTCAACAATATCAAAGTTTCCAAACAGATCAGCCACTGGGAAAGTGTCGTCTGCCTGAACCTCAAATATGGTTTCAGGGTCGTCTACGATAAAAGCAATTAAGTCTGAAGCGTTCGTGCTTGCAGGATAATAGTTGCTAAATATCTGCTCGGATGATGTTGGGTCTGTGTACATACAGCCATTAAAAACTCCTACAACTGGAACACTACTGCTTGCAGCAGCTCTTTCAATGGTTCCGCCCGTGACTTGTTTCACGATGTCGCCTTGAAAGATAGAAGTTCCGTAGTTTGCAGCAATTCTATAACGGCTCTGTCCGCCTGAATAGGGTGAGCCACCCATCATTCTTACAGGTTTCAGACCAAATGAAGCGTCTTTATTCGCCATGTTAGTTACCTACCTTTTTTTTCCAAATGATACATTCGATTTTCTATCGGATGAATACTTCACATACTTGTTATTGCCTTGAACTTCAGTGAACATTGTATTATCAAGAGCTTGGTTCTGTTGAACGTTTCTGTTCTTGTAATGCTCGTTCCGTTCTTTGACAGTTTCTGCTGGTATTTTAGCCAATATCAAACCACCTACGCTTATGACACCTGCATGTCGTCCATGTTCGATTGTAGGTAAAGGGAAGTCAGGCATTTCGTCCTGTCGGACAAACTCCCATCCTTCTCTCATTCGGGCAGAAACATTGTTCCTGTCCTCTACTCCTACATACTCTGCCCTAATCCATCGGTATTTATAACCTTCGGGTGCGGGTGGAGTCTCTAACATCCTTGCAGGTTGCCAAGGCTTTCTTCTAGCAGTTTTATCGTGTTGCTCTTCATCACGAGATGTGCGGGTTACTTCGTCTATTGCATCTATGTCCATCATTTTGCTCCTTCTATTTTAATCATCTCTTTACCTACACGCTTGAGCCACTCTTGGTTACTCATGCCATAAGGCTTTAAGTTGCTTTTAACAGAAGCATGGTTAGAATTAATCCTAAGTCCGCTTCTCTTCCCTTGTGCTGTTTGACGGCTTCCTGAGGAAGCTGAGGCTACTCTCTGCACAGATGAGTTTGCTTCTTTGCTGTCTCTTGGTTTATCCATTTCAGGATAGACCGTTTTTAATCTGTTGTCCAACTCTTCATAGTATTCTTCGCTTGAACCATCATAACCTTCGTTCTGAAGGTCTTCATGAATTCCCATGGCAGTGTAAGTTTTTACTCTGTCCTTTTGGAACCAATCGTTCTGGTCCGCCCAAGCCAACGCTTTAGAGTCGGGCTTAGGATTATCATACACTGAAGATTGGTTTTTTGGAACAGGTTGTTGTACAACTTGTTCTGATTGAAAATGTTGCTGTTCTTGTTGCATTTTTGCTAAACGAACTCTCTCTTCTTCAAGAGATACTTTGTTTAACAGCTCAACGCTTTTTAACTCAAGATCAGGATCGTTGGTCTCTCTTGCTTTTTTATACAAGTCTTCTGCTTGTTGCCTTTGAGACTTTACACGGCTTTCATACTCATCCGTGTAATTTTTGTCCAAAGCAGTAGCTTTGCTTTTAACTGTGTTGTAATCACTTGCTAGTGAGTAATACTTTGTTTCAGCTTGGGTTGCTCTGTCTTCAGCCATACGAACTCGTTCGTTTAGCTTGTTAATTCGTTTGCTTACACCACGGGTGTATTTGTCAAGTTCATCCTCACTGCCTGAGTCAGAGGAGGCATCTTGATCTACAACAACTTCTACCGAATCGGTAGCTTCTTGCGTATTATCAAGTTGAACCTGAATGTCTTCGTTAGTTTCTTCAATCATATATTTCTCCTATGCTGAAACGATGTCATCAGGGTTAAGGATTGTAGCAATGACTTCATCATCATTAATGATTCTGACCTCGCTATCATCCGCTAATTTAAACCTTGAGCCTGCATATCTACCTATGAGTACCCATTGTCCTTTCACGCACCAATGCCTTTGATCTTTAAATCTTTTGACATCTTGGTAACAGTCTGGACCCATGGCAACCACATAAGCAACAACAGTCGCTAAGGTTTCCTTTTCTATGGTTTCCTTAGTAAGCAAAATGCCACCATCGGTGACACCTTTACCCTTATAAGGCAAAACCAAAATACGCCAACCAGTTGGTTGAGGCATTCTTTCGATGACGCTTTTATCAATCAAAGTAGGGTCTAAAACCCTTTCATCTTCTTTGACAAAAGCCTCTTCTAAGTTAATTAAATCTTCTTCTTTTTTAGCTGAAGCTTTCTTATTCATCGACAATATCTCCCTCGTCATGTAAGTGTTCTTTTATCTTATCATGAATATAGGAAATTGCTGAAATTTCTCCCATTAAAAATTGATAATTTTCCATGTCTTTTACCCC